GTACATCGGGTTTGAACTCGGTAGTAGGGATATGGATCACATTGTTTTCACCCATTTCCATTACATCACCATCCAATTCTTGTACGCCGTCCAAAAAGTCGGCTGTACCCCCTTGGGAGAGCGTTTGGTGTACTCGTCGCTCCCATATTTCTGGAAAATTCATTGCCATTGTATATCTGTTTAATTAGGTTTTAAATAAGGTTTAAATTAGTCTATAGTCACTAAATTGTTGCTATCAATTTTTGATAGGCTTCAGGGTTGCCGTTTTTGAAGGCTAATTTCTCATCCAAGGAGAGCTTTTGAAAGTCCTCCATAGTGGCCACTCCTGTTACCCCTGTAGGGGTAGTAACTCCACTGGAGAAAGTCTTCTTAGCGGGGATCCCCTCCAGTGTAGCCTTGGCCAATTCAAAGTTTTCCGCAGCCAAGTCGGCAAAGGTCTGCCGCTTGTCAGCTGTGATTTTGCCACTCTTGATAGCCTCGTCAAGCATTTGTGCTGTGAGGGCTTCTCTTTGGGCTTTTTCTTTGGCTACATAGGCCGCTACTTGCTCTTCGGATAGGGTGAGCTTTTCCTTGAGTGTGTCTCTGTCCTTGGATAGAGCCAGTATAGCCGTTTCAATCTCTTCGGCTGATAGTTCCTTGCAGCTGGCATTCATGCCCAAAGCTACCAAGGCTAATTGTGTAAGTTGTATTTTCATGTCTACTGTGTTAATAGGGTTTGTTTTTGAAAAAGACAAGCAAAGTTCCTTGATCCGCTCCTCGGAGACCTCCACTCCGTCCATCTGTAGGCGTAGGGCATTGGCGTTACTGGGTATGGCTACTATAGAAGCTTCAAAGAGGGAACATTTTTTAAGGACAACAGCCCCTCCCTCATAGGCTAAGTCCTTTTTATGAAAAGCAATGCCCATACTTGCCCCACGGATGACACCTCTTTCCACCTTACCTGCTATCATTTTAGCGTTTTCGTCCTGCATATCAAAGAGAGGTTCAGCAAAGAGTTTCCCCTCCTCTAAGACAACGTTCTGCCAAGAGCCGATGACACTATGGTTATTCTGATTGTGTCCGTCCAACATTACGGGGTTGGCCAAGAATCGCTCTAAGCTGATACCAGCCGATAGTATGTGAAAGCCATAGGAGTTGGCTACCTTTTCATCATTGAGTACAAATCTGGGCATTTTCTTTTCGTTCATGAGTTTGTCTGCTAACTGGGCGCAAAATTAAGGTGGCTTTTTTGCCCTTGCAAAAAGTAGTGCGAGCATGGCACACTATTGTGTTATTGTGGCACAATGTTGTGCCATCTTTGCACTATCTTTTGTTTTTCAGTCCCTCAATTCTCAATTTTGCATTCTATTTATGATATTATGGCAAAAACAAAAGACGCTGTTCGTATCAAGGCAGAACAGTATTATATTGAAAATATTGAGGTTACCCAAGCAGAAGTGGCGGAACTCTATGGAGTACGTCCAGCCACTATTGGTGAGTGGGTAAAGAAGTACGATTGGGAGGACAAGCGCCTCAACTTCCACGCCTCGCCGACTATTATCAAACAGAAGTTACAAGCTGAGACCATTAGGGTAATGAACGGGCAAGAGCCTACTTTTTCGGCTTCTGATGTGGGTAAGTTAATGGCCGCCTTAGATAGGTGCGAAACGCAGGCAGACCCTACAACTGTATATAAGGTACTGAAGGAGCTGGATATGTTTATATCACAACAAGACGCTGAGTTTGCAGCTCAATGTACTAAATACCACAAGCAATTCTTACAACTAAAAATAAAAAATGAGAAAGAAGGATAAAATATATGCTAAACTCTTAGCTGATTACGATAAGCATTGCCTGCTAATAGCTAAGGCTACTTCGGTGAACATACACGAATCAGCCAAAGAGAAAGCCGCTCGTATTAAGAACTTAGAGACCGATTATGTGCGCTGGTTTGAGTACTACTTTCCCAGCTATGCTAAGTGTAAATGTGCATGGTTTCATGCCAAGTTAGCTAAGCTGATAGTAGGCAATAAACGCCTACGCTTGCTCTCTGAGATGTATCGTTCGGCAGGAAAGTCGGTACATATAGATATGGGAATACCGTTGTACTTGTACTTTGCAAAGAATGATTTGCGATTTATGCTCTTGGTAGGAGAAACAGAGCCTAAGGCTAAGAAACTCCTTTCGGGCATACAGGCACAGCTGGAGCATAATAACCGCTTGCAGAATGATTACGGAAAGCGTGCTTCAGTGGGTGATTGGTCTGATGGCTCTTTTGTAACCTCCGATGGAGTACGCTTTATGTCCATAGGTTTCGGGCAAAACCCACGAGGAGCACGAGAACAATCCGAACGCCCCGACTATATAGTAGTGGATGATGTGGATAGCAAGAAGTCTATCCATAACGATAGAATCATGCGTGAGAGTGTGGACTATATCACCGAAGATGTATGGGGATGCTTTGATAGCGAGGATAATGCTACAGAACGTTTTGTATTTGCCAATAACAACTTTCACAAAAACTCAATAACGAATCGCCTTAAAACTTATTTTAATGAGGTGATTAATACCCCACAAGAAGAGCAGAACTACGAAAGTAATATCGCTCAAGGTCGCACCTTGTTTAAAATACTTACGGTGTGCGCTGTGAAAAACTTACAAGACTTTACCCCCGAATGGCCTGAAAAGACATCGGCAGAGTACTGGCGTAATAAGTTTAAGAGTATGCCTTACCGCTCCTTTATGCGTGAGTATATGCACACCCACATAGAGGATGGAGCTATTTTTAAGTATGAGGATATACAGTACAAAAAGGCTTTACCGCTTTCCAAGTATGATAATCTATGCTTTTACGGCGACTTGTCCTATAAGGAAAATGCCGACTATAAAGCGCTGATTTTGGTAGGAAATGTAGGCAAGGAGTTCCATATTCTCTTGTGCTATATGCAGCAAAAAAGCCGTGCCCATTGTGCCAAATGGCTCTATGACCAGTACGAGCGTTTCCACTTAGACCGATACAATGTACGTTATATGATTGAGGGGCTATTTGCCATGGACGAGTTTGTCTCCGATTTTGATAACGAGGGCGACAAACGGGGGTACTATATCCCTATCGTAGCCGACAAGCGCAGCAAGGCAGATAAGTTTGACCGTATAGAGAGCCTTTCGGGCTATTTTGAGCGCAAAAACGTGTGGTTCAATAGCGAGCAGAAAGACGCAGATATGCAGGTGCTTATAGATCAGTTCTTAGCCTTTGAAAAGGGTTCGGGCGCCCACGACGACGGCCCTGATGCCGTCCATGGAGCCTTTAAGTGGCTCGTGGGGCGCAACAGACAAAGTAGTAACCAGTATGTTTTTGGGGCAAGAGTAAATAACCATTATTAGCGGGTAGCACCCGCGGGCAATAAAATAAGCTATGTTCCTTAGAAAAGAAGATTTAAAGAATAATATCTACTCCTACCAAGTGGAGCAGATAACCGAAGGGGACGACACTATCGTTCTGCAAGCCTTAGATACAGCCGAACAGGAAGTCAAGTCCTACTTTTATACCAATGATAAAAAAGAGTACCTCGACGGACGTCCCAGGTATGATGTGGAGGCTATCTTTGCCAAGCGTGAGGACGAGAGAAACGCCTTAGTGGTGAGCCTTTGTCTTTCGGTAGCCAAGTGGTATATCGTGGATTTGTGCAATGTAGATATTATCTATGACCACGCCAAAGAACGATACGATAGGGCAATAGAGTACCTTAAGAGACTCTCCAAAGGTGAGGTGAATATCTCCTCCTTACCGATACTCCCTCGTACAGAGGAAAGTGAGCGTCAAACTACCCCTTTCCTCTTTAGCTCTCGTAAAAAGTTTAACCACGATTAGTCATTAGTCATTAATATGAAAGATATACTTACCAACACAGATTATGACCTCGTTATAGCCCAAGGGGACTTCTTTGTCGGAGAAAGTACCGCTCAACATGTGGAGTTTCTTTTTCTGTCTAAACAAGGCGAATGGAAAGAATCCCCCCTTACTGGGTGCTATATCCAGCGCGCCCAAAATGGTAGTGTCTCCCGCTCCTTGGATAGGCATATACGTATCCAACTCGAAGCGGACGGATTCGCTATTGAAAAACTACAACTCACAGAAAAAGGCGTTAATGTAAAAGGAAAATATAAGCAATGAAACCAAGAACTCAAAACCCAAAATTCAAAACTAAAGGCTCTAAGAATTCTCTCCAACCTACTCGTAACATTGTTCCCAAGGCAATGGCACGTACTCGTGCTGATGTGCTCACCTGGAAGAGTGCCCTGGCTATGGCCGAGAATATAGATAACCCTAAGCTATATCCTTACTACAATTTGGTAAAGGATATGCTCCTTGACGCCCATACAACCTCACAAATCAAAAATCGCAAACTAAAGACGCTATCGGCTAACTTTTCCATAAAGAAAGCCAATGGGGAGACCCACACCGAGCTGACAAGCCAATTACAGAAATCTGTATGGTTTGGTGATATTATCGGGTATATTTTGGACAGTGAGTACTTTGGCTATACCCTTATTGAATTTAATCGGGGTGATGATAATAGTGTAGAGGTGGCTCTTATACCTAGGCAAAATGTAATACCTCAAAAGGGTATTGTCCTAAAAGATTACACCGATGATAGAGGCTTAGACTATATGAACGCCTCTGAGTACGGAACGTGGTTGTTAGACTTTGGCAAGTCGGGCGACTTAGGGCTTATCAATCAAGCAATACCACATATACTCTTTAGTCGTTTTGCCCAAAGTTGCTGGTCGGAGTTGTGCGAGATATATGGCATACCTCCCCGTGTAATGAAGACAAACACCCGCGACCGCCAAGCCATCGCACGTGCCGAGAAGATGATGACCGATATGGGGGCTGCCGCTTGGTTTATCATTGACGAAACCGAGCAATTCGAGTGGGCTACTAATGGGGTACCCGCTACAGGAGAAGTGTATGACGGGCTAATCAATCGTTGCGAAAATAGCATCTCTCTGCTCATTTCGGGGGCTATTATAGGGCAGGATACCAAATATGGAAGTAGAGGTAAAGAAATGAGCTCACAGGATATACTACAGGATTTGGTAGATGCCGACCAAACTATGGTAGAGCAGTATATGAATGACAAAGTGCTCCCTGCTCTATACGCCATCGGTGTACTACCCGAAGAGGGCTTATCGCTCGTGTATGACCAAGTGGAGGACTTAGGCGAGCTATGGACGCGTACCAAGGAAATACTGCCCTATAAAGAAGTTCCTGATGATTGGATTAAAGAAAAATTCGGTATTGAAGTAATAGGGAACAAAGCACCTACTACACCTCAAAAGCTCTCTTTAGATTTTTTCGACTAAGCCCCGATAGGGTTACAGACCTCTATTTCGGGGCTATGCACCAAAGTCTAAGTCTGCAATATGCGCCCTGTGATTGCGAGGCATGCCAAAGTGCAAGGTTATCAAGCGCACAAGAGCCTCCAAAGAAGCCGTTAGACCTTACCAAAGTAGCGAAAAAAGCGTTTGACTACCTGCACAAAAAAGGCACCTACAAGCCTGAAGACTTAACGAAATACAAAGCCTACCGAGACCTTATCACGGCTACCACCGAAGTGTTTAACACCGCTATCCCCCATGAAGTGCCAGAGGAAATGAGAGCCTATTTAGAGCGTGATGTATTTATCTTTTCGGGGCTCAAAACCCATACCCAGCTAACGGAGGCACGTTCTAAACTCAAAGATGAGCAGGGTAACATACGCCCTTATCATCTCTTTGAAAAGGAGATACTGAAGCTCAATGATACCTACAACCGTAACTACTTAGAAGCAGAGTACCAATTCGCCATACAGAGTGCTCAAAGTGCCGCTAATTGGGCAAACCTGCAAGAGGATACAAGTAGGTATTGGCTCGAATATCGTACCGCAGGCGATGAGCGAGTAAGGCAAAGCCATGCGGCTTTGGCGGGAATCTGTTTGCCTAAAGATAATCCCTTTTGGACAGAATATTACCCGCCCAATGGTTGGCGTTGTCGCTGTACAGCTG